CCAGAGCTTAAAAAACTAGCTTGGGATGAATATAAGTATTGGGAGCCTGACTGCATTTTGATCGAGGCCAAAGCAAGCGGTACTCCACTTACACAAGAACTTAGACGTATGGGGATCCCGGTTACATCTTATACACCGAGCAGGGGGCAAGACAAAATAGCGCGTATGAACTCCGTGGCGCCAATATTTGAATCAGGTATGGTTTGGGCTACGGAAGATCAATTTGCAGATGAGGTAATCGAAGAGATGGCATCTTTTCCATATGGTGATCATGACGACTACTGTGACTCTGCTACAATGGCGTTGATGAGATTTAGACAAGGCGGATTCGTATCGTTAGATGAAGACTATCAAATGGAGGCAGATTTACTACCACGTAAACGTACGGTTTATTATTAAAACCGGCAAGAAGTGTTAAACTGAAATACTATGGCTATTGAAAAACGACAATTAGGTACGCAAGACAACCCAGACATCAATGTGGGAGGCAATGCGATTGAGGTTTTTCCAGAGCCTACCAGACAAGATCAAATCCGTGAAGCGGCAGAAATATTAGTCACTGAAGAAGAAATACTTGTTGGTGATGAGATTGATGCAGAAGAGCCGCAAGCAGAACAAGCGCCTTTTGACGCTAACCTTGTAGATTTTGTAGATGAGAGCGAGCTGCAAAGTTTATCTGGAGATATCTTGTCGAGCATACGCCACGACAAAGAATCACGTAGCGAATGGGAAAAGACTTACGTCGAAGGCCTGAAGTATTTAGGCATGAAGTTTGATGAGTCTAGATCAGAGCCTTTTGAGGGATCTAGTGGAGTAATACACCCTATACTTGCAGAAGCTGTCACACAGTTTCAGGCGCAGGCATACAAAGAAATGCTACCAGCCAAAGGCCCGGTCAAGACTCAACTCGTAGGCCAAAGAACCGCAGAGACTGAAGCGCAAGCAGATCGTGTGCAAGAGTTTATGAACTTTTACATCATGAACGTGATGCAAGACTACGACCCAGAATTAGATATGTTGCTGTTCTACTTGCCCCTAGCTGGGTCGGCTTTCAAAAAGATTTACTACGACAATGTTTTGAACCGTGCTGTTTCTAAGTTTGTAGCACCAGAAGATTTAATTGTGCCTTATGAGGCATCTGATATTAGCAGTGCGGAAAGAGTTACTCATGCGATAAGCATGTCGCGTAACGAAATTAAGAAACAACAGCTGTCTGGTTTCTATGCTGACGTGGAAATAAAATCTGAATCATACGATCCAGATGATGATGAGGTACAAAAAGAGATAGACGAAATCGAAGGACTCAGCCCTTCCTATGCAGAAGACAGAGATCACACTGTCTATGAAGTACACACGATTTTGGACCTTGCAGGCTTTGAAGATATGGATCAGGACGGCAATCCTACTGGATTGAAGCTGCCTTATATCGTCACGATAGATGAGTCTTCACAAACCGTACTGTCCATTAGAAGAAACTTTGTAGAAGGTGATCCCTACAAAAACAAGATCAATTACTTCGTGCAGTATAAGTTTCTACCGGGACTAGGTTTTTACGGGCTGGGATTGAGTCACATGATTGGTGGCATATCCAAAGCATCCACATCGATCCTAAGACAATTAATTGACGCAGGCACTCTGGCAAACTTACCAGCAGGGTTTAAAGCCAGAGGCATGCGCATTCGAGATGAGGACGAACCGTTACAGCCGGGAGAGTTTAGAGATATAGACACCACCGGCGGATCCTTGCGCGAAAACTTAATACCGTTGCCAATCAAAGAACCGAGCAACGTGCTTATGAGTTTGCTTGGCATACTGGTTGACTCAGGTAAACGATTCGCTGCTATTGCTGATATGAATGTCGGCGATATGAATCAAGCCATGCCAGTAGGCACAACTGTAGCGTTGTTAGAGCGCGGCACAAAAGTTATGAGTGCTATC